GCTAAATCATATGCTTGGTTTAGTAAGGCTGATACAGGATTAACAGTATATCGTGGCGAAGAGGGTGTTGAAATACACAACTGGAAGGCTCGTTGGGGTTGGCAAGGTAAGTTAGGAAGTGTTAATATGACATTCAATCCAGTTAATGGAAGGTATGCAGAAATTGAAGAAGTCGATGACAACTTTGATTGGGAGTTCTAATACATTACAAATTAATGATATAGGAAGTCCCTATCTACATCTTAGAAACTCAGTTGCTATAACTAAAATAGGTAAAAGCAAGGTGGGTCGAGCAATCGTGTTTGACCAACATATCATAGACAAATCTTTCATAAATAAAAAAATCAACGCACAACAGCACAATGTCTGTAATAAATATCTTGAATTAATATCGAAAAGTGGAGCTTTGGGTAAATCCTTTGGGCTGGGAAAAGAAATATTTACCAGTAATAGTTTTAATCAAGCTCCGCCAAGAGCTGTAATGTTATCTAAGGTGCAAAAAAAAATCGTAAGGGATTGTGGTCATGTTAGAGAAAAAGAATTTTGGCGAATTATGGTTGATAATCCAAAGGAGATAAGTGAAAGAAAAGAGTTAGTAATGCGAGAATGTTCTAATGCACTACTAACTTTTTGGTATATTAGTCAGAAGAACCCTGTTTCCTTGTTTCAACAATCCCTTGTAAACCAAGCTTAGATTCATAATTATCACTTGTGATAGCACCGCTAAAGATAGCTTTACCCTCTTGTTCAGCAGTATCTTCTTCGATAGATATGTTCTGCTTTTCAGCTTCACTATGTATCATATGAATAATCTGCTTATTAAGTGAACGACTTTCTTTTTTAGCTAAAGAATGTGCCAATTCGTAAGTTTCTTCCGAACATCTAATGAATAGACTTTTCATGTTTAATTTCTCCATAAACAATTTGCGGACTATCTAAAACTTCTGCAATAGCAACACTTTCTCTACCTATTTGATAATACCTATCTTCTTCTAATTGCTTTATGGCACTCTCAATTAACCATTTATTAGACATTATTAAAGGGTCATCTAACAAAGATATTGCGAAAGTTAATGCTTCTAATTCAGTATCAAACATCCAAACTAGATGAATCCACTTAGCACTAGATTTAGTTGAATAAGCATTACTTGGTTCTGGTATATCTAGTTTATATGTGTGTCTTATTACCGCATACATAAGCTATTATTATACTGCAAAATGCTATCAAAGTGAAATACCCATTGTTCCACATGGAACATTTATCCTACTGCTGTGTTGCAAAGACCTGTGGCTGAGCGTATCCTGAATAGAAAAATATTTACCAGTCTATTGTTATTCCTACGGATTTCGGTGTCAGAGGGAAATAAATATTTACCAGTATCAGGTTTTTCTGAAGTAGGATTTGGTGGTGGGTCAACTATTATAAGGTGTCAACTATCATAGACTATCAAACGACTACCAAAAAAAAGGGGATAATCTTGCGAATATCCCCTACCTTGGAGGTCTGTAATTATTGGATAATAATATGAATAGTATCAAACTACTTAACCAATATAGTATAAAAGATAGCATATTGCAAGAGTTATCTACAACTTTTCCACAAAGATATCCACAGCTAGAAAACCAGTAAATATATTTTATGTGCTAGGCTCGAACACGCTAGTAATTGCTATCAGAATATCTCAGGATAAACAATATACTAGTAAATATTTTTTTTATATGACCTGCTACCTTGTGTGTATATCCACTTTTTTTAGACCAAAAAAAAAGGCGGTACACCACCTTTTACAGTAGCATACCGCCTTAATTTTATTCTTCAGTTTCCTCTAAATGATGAATTAAAGCATACAATCCCGCCTTTACTCCGCTATGTTCAGCTTTTGTATGGCTATCATTTACCCATTCATCATCTGCAATAATATCTTCTGCGATATTTTTGATTCTATCTAAAGTTATATTCATTCTTGCACCTCAACTTCTATTATTTGATTATCACTTCTAAATCCTAGATGTTTAGGAAAAGGAAGATTCATATCCGCCCTTTCTTTGTATAAAACATCTTGCACTTTGTGATTAATCGAAACCAAAGTATTAAAATATTTAACTAGAGCCAAATCAATATCTGATTTTTCTTCTAGTTGCCTATCAATCTTCGTATAGATTTCGTTGCAAGTTCCTATGTTTACTTTCAAAGTAAATTCTAACAATTCCCTATTAGTCATTTTCAAATTCTCCAGTTATATCAACTTGACAATCATCGCCATATTCTATGCCATTAAAGACACCATGTATTTTGACTTTGTTAAGAAGTTCATCATCTGTAAATCTTTCATCAGACCAATCAACATAATTAGTTAAATTAGATTCAACTGTATTGTCATCATCTGATTCTTGATAAATGTTTCTAACTTCATCTTCAGTAAGTTTTACATTAGATGTAATTTGATAATGATGAACATCTTGGGAATATTCCTCAATGTTATAAACATATTCATTTTCATTTTTCATAATAATTACCCCTCCAAGGGCAGTTAAAATTAATAAAACTGTTTCATGCCTTTTAGCAATCATCAGTAGAAAATACACATTTTCTATACAGTTTTGGCAAAATTGACTTCGTGAGACCTCGCCTATTGCAAAGTTAAGAGTAGGTTAAGGGCATAAGATACCCAAAAAAACCCACTCTTAAATCGCATTAGAATTTTTTTACAGTAATCCAAATCGAAGGATACAGGAAAAAAATATTTACTAGTCTATTATTCTAGCTAGACTTTTTCGCTTTGTGCGGAAAAATGTCAGAAGTTCCAAACAATAGTTTTTTCTCTTCCGCAGTTCCAAAATGCACGATAGCTTTGATAAGCCTTTTTACAATAGTTTGAATCGTGAGAATCCTAGTCTCGCCATTGTCTTTAATGACTGGCTGTAATTTAGCTATCTCTCGAATAGTTAAATCTTGCTTTTGGTCAGACCACATTCCCAAGGCTTGACTATGCAAAGTTGCATACAAGCCATTCTTAAATCCCCTTTTCAGATTATCTTCTTGAAGAATTTTAGCACCCTCAAAAGAGATTCCAAGAATATCTAAGTCTTTGTATTTCCAACTAGCCAATCTTTGCCAATCAATATCATCTATTGATTTAACTTTCGTTGTAGATTCGCTAACTGCTTCCTCTAACTTAGACTTCATATCAGTTTTAACATCTGAATTTTTGTGCAAACACTTTTTAATAATGTTTTCTGTGCCACCAACTTTTGCTTTCTTTGTTTTGTGTTTTGAAAAAACATCAACAACATTAGCATTTACAACTGGCACTAATCTTTGTGCAAGTTGGTTAGCGACATTGTACTCAATCCCCAGTTCACTAGCCTTATCTCGTAAAGCATTACCCTTACTTTCATGTTCCTCTAGTAAACTAGCAACCACAATCTTTTCTAATTGCTTTTCAGATTTAATCATCTTAGCAACTACATGAAAAAGTTGTGTTGAAATGTCAACATTGTATCTAGCTTTCAAGTTCTCTAACCATGTTTTAATTTCACTTGAAACATGAGTAGAAACTGGAAGCCACCTATCTTTATTATTAGAATTTTCCATAATAAATACGACCCTCCAAGGTCAGTTATAAGTTAATTTTCTGATTTCATCTTTTCAGAATCGTCAGCCAAGATACACATCTTGATATCAGAAATTTGTGACAGCGAGAAGAGAAAAAATATTTACTAGTAAATACTTTTTCCCCTCCACCATCTTGTCGTGATTAAAGACTGGACATATCGATACTAACTTTCTCGCCAAAAGGCAGTTCGTCAGTACAGTAATTTTCGCCACCAGTTAACGCCCATATTACTGGAACATTTGGCTCAACTTCCGCACTACAACTTCCATATCCATCTGTGAAATAAATAAACGCTAATACATCATCAGTATTATCTGTGTATTCATTAAACAAATTAAAAGGCGGGTCAAATCTAGTTCCGCCACCGCCACGAAGTTGAAAGTCTAACTCTTCACAATCCAAGTCGTATTCGTCCCACCAATCGCCATTACTATTTTTGACAACAGTTGTATCACAATAGCAAACTCTAATCTTATCTATACCGCACTCTTCCGCAAGGGATTGAGTTTCAGTAGCAAAGATATTAAGTTCCTCTTGGGTCATAGACATACTTGTATCAACCGCAACGACAATCTCGCCACCGCTAGGCTCTTTGTCTTTGCTAGGTAAATTAATACCTCGCCAAGAATGTCGCCTATTCAATCTAGTCCAAGTGGGATTCGTTGAGATAGCAGACTGCAATAAGTCTCGCAATACATCAACCCAATCAACATAAGTCTCATTGAGTTTTTGCACCGCACCACGAAGAGAACCAACAGAACCACTTCCAATACTATCTAGCTTGTCAGCCATTGTGATAGTTCTTTGAAGTTCTTCTTGTAGTTCAGCCATTTCAGTAGGCGATAATTCTTGTCCATTTTCATTAGTTGGAATCCAAACTTCGCCACTAGATTTTGGTAAGTCAGCAAGTTTCTCTTCAAGAGATTTACCTTTACCATTTCCATTGGCAGTATCGTTGGAATCAGAATCAGAATCAGAATTTGTATCTGAATCAGAATCAGAATTTGTATCTGAATCAGAATCAGAATCAGAATCGCCATTACCACTTTGAGAATCAGAATCATCAGAATCGCCATTATCAGATTTAGACTTTAAATCTTCGATAGCTTCGTTTAGTAAATCTTCATCGTTAGATAAAGTTCTATAAACTTGTTCAGCACTTTGTCCCTTATACCTCATGTCTAGTAATCCGTCTTTTGGTAAATCCATATGTAAGTCATATGCTATCCAAGAGTTAATTACATAGTCAGTAGCTATGTTCCAAAGTTCGTGATTTCGCTTCCCTTTTCTTAGCGGATGTTCCCAAATAACATGACTTGCTTCGTGGACTAATACCGCTTGGATTTCATCATCAGTTATTGATTTAACAAATTCATCATTCCAATAGATATTTACTCCGTCAGTAGCCATTGTTTGACATCGCTCATTTTCCTCAATCAAGGTAAGTTTCAATAACATAGTAGCCATACCAACATTACCTTTCATAAGTTTCGCTCTAGCTTTAATCATTCGCTCTTCACTATTTAACATAATTAATTCCTCCAAGAATTTATTTATGAGTTTCTGTTTCAACCCTTTTGGGTCATCATCAGTTGGGATACACATCCCAAGACAGAAGCGATATAAAAATATTTACTAGTAAATAGTTTTACACCGCAACTCATTGGCTTACTTCTTATACATATCGTCTAGGAATCCGCCTTTCAATTCATCAACTGAATCTTTTAAATCATCCGCAAGTTGCTTTCGCTTCTTATCAGTATAATCATCATCATCACGAAGTGAATCGACATCATTTATTTTTGCAAAGACACTAACCAAATTTTGATGTGCTTCCGCTATCGTCTTGTCATTCCCTAGAATGTCAGAATTGATACTTGGAAGCGTATCTAAAAATTGTCTTAACTTATCAAAAGATGAGTTCTTAAAGAATCCGCCACCTTTTGTTTTTGGGTCATAAGATTTTAGCTTGTCAGCCAAATGTTCTACTGATTCCAAAAGAGTATCGACAGTAGTTCGTGTTATCGCTTCAACATTTTTAGTTGCCCTTTTTAAAGCGTCTTGTTCAATCTTCTTGCGAAGTTTTTCAGATACATTTAAACGAACATCCTTAGTATTAAATTGTGGAACAGTACCAAGTTCAAAATCGAATCTAAACTTAGTAGCTATTACATCCTTTTCAGGATAATCAGACAACTTAAATGCTTGTCCAAGTTTGTACTTATTCGCTTCAATCAAATTATCATAATTATCAAGAAATGAATCCACTTCCTTTTGGAAGTCAGACTTGGACTCGTTAGCCTTATCCATGAGTCTATCAAGTTCTCTATTTGGGCATAGTCGCCACCCACTTAGAACCTTGCCATCATAGTCGCTAGTGTTATCATCCCAAGGGACAGTTAAAGGATAAAAATAGTTATACCTAAACTGATTGATAATTCTACGAAAATACTTATTCGTTTCCTTACCAAAAATATACTTTGCAACATGAAGTGAATCATTGTTGGCTTCCTTGTCTATCGCTAGACCTTTTCTTAAATCCTTATCTGATTTAATACCGCTTGGATGTTTCGTTGTGAAACGAACCAAAGTAGCATTTTCAGATAAAGTATTTGTATTATTTTTCATAATTCCTCCAAGAATTAAAATTAATAAATTCTGATTTCATCATTTTTGAATCGTCAGTTGGGATACACATCCCAATATCAGAATGAGCGGAAAAGGAATATTTACCAGTAAATAATAAATATTCCTTAACTCGCCATGTAAGTTTAGATTTCTAAATCTTGGTTATCAATCTTGAACTTGGAATATACATCGCACTCTTTGAGTTCGCTTCTAAGTCCAGTAATTTTTCTAACAAAGAATATAGAAAATTCTACAGTTGAAAGTTGCTTTAAATAATTCAAAGCATTTTCAAAGTAGTCATAAACATTACTTTCACTAGCACCATTAATTGCAGTTGTTAATGCAATCGTGGTCGCATAGCAAAGACCCGCTTCATCTATAACTTCAACATCCTTGCCCTTACATATATCAGATATGTTTGGAACATCATTTTGAAGAGCGATAAAGTTCATCAATTCAATAGCGGACTCTTGTCCAACATCGCCCTCGAATAATTTTTGCATTAATCGTTTAGGCGGATTCGTTTTCAAAGTATCGCTTAACCTTGTCCAACTTCTTGGACTTGGCTGTGGGTCGTTGCATTTAGGGTCGAAGTCCCATAATAGTTGTGGCATGAATCTAATAAGACCTTGAACATTTAAGTCAATGTCGTTGTTATCAGCCCACGCTAACCAATCATCCACATCGTGAGTAAATTGGATAGCAGTAGTTCTATCTTGACAATGTCTAAGTATCTTATTCGCACCGCTTCTATCAGTATGTCTATTACCCGCTAAGACAATTTTCCACCCACTAGGAAAAACATAATCGCCAATTCTTCGCTCTTCGTTTTTACCTTTTGGGTCTAGTAATTGTCCTATCGTTGCTTGGACAGATGAATGTGCTTGTGCAAATTCGTCCAAGAAAAATAGACCCTCGCCACCTCTAGGCAAGTTGCCTAGAAATGCTTTCTTTTGAGTTCCCTCTTCAATGTAAGGCAACCCTCCCAAATCAATAGATTCGACTAACCCAAGTCTAAAAGATATAAAACCAAATTCATCATCTTTTGGACTTACTGAATCAGTAAGAGTTCTATCGTTTGCTAGTTCTTCCGCAATCTCTTTAACTATTGCAGATTTACCAACTCCAGTACCACCAATCAAGAAAGGAATATTGCTCCCTTTCAAAATATGTAGGCATGAAGTTTTTGCTTCGCTTGGTTTAAACATAATTAATTCCTCCAAGAATTTTAAGTTTGTTATTTGCTATCAGATTGATAGCACCAAGACTAGATAATTTCTTATCTAGTTTCGCCAAAATCTCATTGGCTCTTCAGTTGGTTTAAGAGACATTAATTCCATTGATAAATCCAAGTTGTTCATATTCGCCTTGGTATTCAAATCCATTCACATTGAAGTTATCAATGACTTCAGTTTGTCCCCAATTCTTATACATCTTATCTCCATATCTCCCATTACCCATAGGCACTAGAAAATAAGCAGTATCATCATCTTTAACTAAGACATCCCCGCTTGATGTACTTCTTTTGTTATCCCAAGTACACCAGTTGTCATCTATGTTTTGAGTAGAACGAAATGCTTCTTCAATAGAATTTGTATCAATTTCAGCTACACATTCATAAGGCTCTTCATTATTACCCCATTCTTTTGCATGATATATTTTAATCATAATTTAACCCTCCAAGGTTATAGTTTCTTGAACCCCAAAATAGGATTCTCATCAGCTTGTTAATTCAAGGACTGTTGGAGCAGTCCCAAAAGTTATATATCTTCAAGTGAGTCCTTATAAGTTCCTTTATCTATAAGGCAAAAAGATAATTTCCTTTTGGATTTATGAGTCTTGCAAACTTTTCAGACCTACTCTTCTTTATTGAATTTGTAGTCTCTCTCACACTAGCCACTTTAAGGGCGGATTCAAACTAGGACTTCGACTTACAAGACTAAATTACTTTGCGAACCTCATCCCTAGTTCTACTGCTAGAACCACTTTCAACTTTACTCTTTTCAGAACCGCTAGGGTAGTTGGCTACAGTTTAGAGACATAATCGTTTTGGTCTTTGTTGAGAACATTATACATGAGTCAGACATCATATCAACATCATATTAAATATTTACTGGTACATAGTATTTGATAGCAATTTGTGAGCATTATATTTTCTCTATATCTAAGATAAGATTTCAGTATGAGCAAAGAAGAGAAACCAAATCTGAAAGTAGTCAAAAAAGAAATTGAGTTGACGATAAAGCAAAGGCAGTTCGTGGATGAAATTATCAAGGGCAAGTTGGGTAGTTATAAAGAAGCATATGCAAAGGTCTACGATGTCACTCTAACGAAGCAAGGGAAGATACCTAAATGGGTGGAAGTCGAAGCGAGTAAGTTAGTTTCTAACCCTAAGATTGCAATAAGCATACAAAGAGCAATCGAGAGAAAAGAGCATTCAGCAGTTGCTAGTAGCCTTAGAACAAGAAACTATGTCATAGACCAACTTTATCGTGAGTCCAAAGAATCAGATTCAGATTCAGCTAGGATTCGAGCATTGGAATTGCTAGGCAAGTCAGTAAGTTTATTCAGCGATGTCGTTGAGACCAAAGAAGCAAGAACAAGCGATGAAGTTGAACGAGATATTGAAGAGCGAATAGAAGCATTGCTCAATAAACAATAGACAATCACTAGACAATCAACAACTATCCTCCCTCCACATACGCACCCCCACCCCCAATGCACACAGTCGGCTACCTGACTGTCATATATACATAGTGATTTGCACATAATATGACCTATTTTCATAGACCCCCCCCC